CACGAATCGGCAGACGTTTGGTCGTGACCTCGCCGCTGCCGTACCAGGCGTCAACCGTCGTCGTGGCGCCGGAGATGTGCCGTTCTACGCCGGCATTGGGCTCAAAGGAGTCGAGCAATGACTCCTACCGCTGGACACCGTCGCGATACCGTCGCGATGATTTGGCGCACTGCGACGGTAGCCAGCCCTTACGCCACAAAGGGTTACATGCTTACCGTCGCACACCGCTGCGATGTTCCCCACCCACGCGCGCACGCGCCCGCGCGCGCAGGAGACGAGTGGCGCACAATGGGAACCGTCGTGACGGTGTGCGACGGTTGCGACGGTAGGTGGCGACGGCGACCGCTGTCATCCCACCCGCCTACCCGGGGCTCCGCTCCCCCACGTGGTACGCCCCCGTCGCCACCCCGTTGGCCCACGTCGCGTCCTGCGCCACGACCTGGTCAACCACCGCCAGCGCTACGCCTCGCGCCCCTGTGGCCAACGTGACGCGAGCGCGGAGTTCCCCACAAGCCGCCACGGAGGCAGTGGATAAGTCCTTTAAGGATAGATGGTTCCCCCCTGGCCAAAGTGGCCGGAGATGGCCGCGGGAACGCCAGCAATCTAGCACTGTCTTTATTGACTGTGAGAAAAAAAACGGCTGCAGGCGTGTGCCCGCAGCCACATGGCCTTGCCCAGTCGCGTCGTGCCTTGCCTCACCAGGCCAAGCCATGCCTAGGCCTGCATTCTAACCGTGGAGACCAACATGCAGATCGAAACTCGACCCATTGACAGTATCAAGCCCTACTCGGGCAACCCGCGCCAGAACGACGAGGCCGTGGACGCCGTGGTGGCGTCGCTGCGCGAGTTCGGCTTTCGCCAGCCCATCGTCGTGGACCCCGACGGTGTGATCATCGTCGGGCACACGCGCTACAAGGCGGCGCTAAAGCTTGGCATCAAGCAGGTGCCGGTGCACGTGGCCACCGACCTGACTCCGGCGCAGGTGAAGGCATATCGCATCGCGGACAACGCGACCAACGATCTCGCCAAGTGGGACTATGAACTCCTGCCCATCGAGCTGTCGTCGCTGAAGGAGATGAGCTTCGACCTCGGCCTGCTGGGGTTCGAGCCGCAGGAACTGACGCGCCTGATGTCGGGCGATGTGCAGGAGGGCCTGACCGATCCCGACGACGTGCCGCTTCCACCTGACGCGGCCGTCACGCAGCCAGGCGACATCTGGGTTCTGGGCAACCACCGACTCATGTGCGGTGACAGCGGCAAAGCTGAGGATGTGGACCGGCTGCTCGATGGCGCCCCGATCCACCTGGTCAACACCGACCCGCCGTACAACGTGAAGGTCGAACCGCGCAGCAACAACGCCATCGCCGCGGGGCTGTCGTCGTTCCAGGCGACGAATACGAAGCCGCAGAATCATCACCAGTCTTTCGACGCCGCGCGGGGCGCCTTCAACCCTGACAAGGTCGCCAAGAAGCTGCGCCCCAAGGACCGGCCGCTGGCGAACGACTTCGTGAGCGATGAGGCGTTCGACCAGATGCTTGATGCCTGGTTCGGCAACATGTCGCGCGTGCTGCTGCCCGGGCATGGGTTTTATATTTGGGGTGGCTTCAGCAACGTCGCCAACTACCCGGGCCCGCTGAAGCGCTGTGGACTGTACTTCAGCCAGACGATCATCTGGGATAAACAACATCCCGTCCTCACGCGCAAAGATTTCATGACAGCGCATGAATGGTGCTTTTACGGCTGGAAGGAAGGCGCCGCTCACCGCTTCTTCGGCCCGAACAACGCCACCGATCTGTGGCACGTCAAGAAGATCCCGCCGCAGCAGACCGAGCACTTGACGTCCAAACCTGCTGAACTCGCGGTCCGCGCAATTCAGTATTCCTCGCTCGCAGGCGAAAACGTTCTGGACCTTTTCGGCGGCAGCGGTTCCACCCTCATCGGGGCGGAGCAGACCGGACGCCGTGCCTACCTGATGGAGTTGGACACCCTCTATTGTGATCTGATCGTAGAGCGCTACCAGCGCTTCTCCGGCAAACCGGCGGTGCTGGAGCGAACGGGAACGTCGCCCATTCCCATTGGAGCGCGCGAGGAAAACATGCGATGAAAGCGGCGGCACGAGGTTACATCACGGAGTACGGCTACCGGCGCTTTCGGCTGCGGGATGGAACGATGAAGTTTGAGCACGTGCTGGTGTGGGAACGGCATCATGGCCCGGTGCCCGCGGGTATGGAGATTCACCACATCAACGGCGACAAGCTCGACAACCGGATCGAGAACCTACTGCTGGTCACCCGGCTGCAGCACAAGCGCATCGAGACGGGCTGCTACCTGTTCAAAGGCGAATGGTGGAAGCGATGCCGTCGTTGCCGCTGGTACCGCCCGGTTGATTCCGAGTTCTACGTCTACCCGGGCAGAAATGGTGCGATGGGTATCTGCAAGCGCTGCGCGATCGAAGTGGCCGTCCGCAACAAGCAGCGCCGCAAGCGGCGACGTGCTGCTGCCGGTTCCGGAATCGCTTCTTCACACGAGAAAACCCCAGCCGAGGCGGCCGGGGTCAAGGTTGCGGAGGCTCAGTGATGTCATGCCCGCTCTGGTTTCTCGGACAACGCGTGCCACTCGACCATGGCATCCAGGTAGATCTCGCTCGATGCGGGGTAGCAGCGACGGTGACGCACCTCGACCAGGCCACGTTCCTTCATGAACTCGAAAGCGACGTTGGCCTGCGTGAACGGGATGCACTCCTGGGTTGCGATCATCGCCATGGTCGTGCCGTTGCCGGTTGCCGGCGTCTCGTTGAGCGCATGCGCCACCTTTTCATAGGCGGCCATCGCGCAGCGGTGCGTGTAATGCCGCCCGTCCGCACCGGTGACGGTACGGACAAGGCAGCCATCTTCGTGACGGAAATCAACATTGCGATTGGGCAGAGTGGATCGCATCGCTGCACCTCACTTGTTCGCCGCGGCGAAGAGCCCGCGGTCAGTCTTCCGGAAGCGTGCGTCGGCGCCCTTGGCTCCGGTCTCGCGCAGGATGGCAGCGTACAGCGTGGCGTGCGGCGTCTTGCCCTTCGGGCTGGACCACAGGCCCTTGGCGGTGACTGCGTCCACCATCTGCTTCGCCGTCATCGGCTCGGCGGACTCGGCAAGGACCTGGGCGGCGGCGTCGAGCAGGCTGACCTTCTTCGGCTTGGCCGGGTCACGCGGCTTGCGAGCGTTCTTCTCCGCCGTCGCGGTGCCGACCTGCCGCTTGCTCGGCTCGGCCTTGCTGGGTTCGGGCTTGGCGGCCTGCTGCTTGCCGCCGGCATTCACTTCGCCGCGCAGGCGCTGGGCCGACTTAATGCGCACCTTCTTGTTCGTGGACATGTTGGTGGCGTCCCACCCGCCGTGGCGGCTCTCGGCGTCGATGCGGACCGGGACGACCTTGTCGCTGACCTTGGCCAAGTACGTTCCGCCGATCTTGATTTCACCCTTTTTCATGGTGTGGTCTCCGTTGGCCGTGTTCAGGCTGGCCAGGCCTCGTTGATTTCACTCGGTGAAGCGGTAGAGCTCCTGGGCATAGGCGTGAACATCGCTGTTCGTGCCGCGGAACCCCTCGGTGCGCTGGTGGAGGATTTCCGCAAGGTTGATGATGGTGGCGTCGTCGCTGCGAGCCTCGATCTCCCAGGTCTTCCACGCGAGCTGGTCGCGCTTGGGATCTCGGATGATCGAGTCGATCCGGATGACGGTGCAGCGTTTGGCGTCGCGGCGGTCGCGCTCGATGGTGAGCGTGCCCGCGCTGCCTTCAATCTCGATTCGCTTCGTCTGCATGGCGATCTCCTTGATGGTGGTGCTTGGTGTTCAACGTGCAGCCTTGGTGGCGCGTCGCAGGCGTCGCCATTCGGCGACGGTGACCATCTGGTTGTCGTGGGCGTCGAGCAACGCCTGGGCGGCGGCGAGGACCTCGTCCATCGCGGCGCCGCGCTTGCCGGCCCGGCGTTGGGCGGCTTCCTGACCGGCGTCGAAGGCCGCGGTCAAGGCGTCGCGCACGCCCCACACCGACACCTCGTGGAAGTCGAGGCTGCCCACCCACCGCTTTTCGAGCGTCTCGATCTGCAGGTGCTGACTGGCAATTGCGGCGAGCGTCTGGTCGGTGGTGCTGGTCGCGTTCCTCTTGTCTGCCATCGCCTATCTCCTGTTTTGGCCCTGCGTGACATGCACATTGAGCCGGGACGCGGCGACGACCTCAAGGCAATCTGCCGCCATGTGGGGAACTTTCCGAGGTGCGCAACTGTCGCTCCCGTTGGAGCTTCTGAACATGCCTGAAGACACCCAAAAGATTCCTTCCAACGGCGCTGTCCCAGGTGGCGGTTCCGCGGTCAATCCCGCGTCCCTGTCCATAGAGGACATGGCCCGGCTGCTGTCGGCGGCAGGTGGGCGTCGCGTGACGCCCGAGCAGGTCCAGGCGGACATCGAAGCCGGCGCGCCGCTGGGCCCGGGTGGGCGTCTCAACCTGGTGCACTACACCGCGTGGCTGGTTCGAGAGGTGCAGGCGAATTGAAGGTTGACCCGCGACAACTTCGGGTGGCCGAGGCAGTGCGGATGCTCAACTCCACGCCGCTGGGCGAGGTGGTGCAGCCGCACGTGGTGTATCGCCACCAGAACCGCGCGGGCTATCGCATTGGTGACGGCAGAAGGATCGACCTGATCAAGTACGCGGCCTGGCTGTTCCACGAGCGGCACAGTCGGAGCGACGCGCCTGCGACCGAAGCCGACGCGTACGAGAAACACAAGGAGTTGATGAACACCCGCAGCCGCGCGATGAGCGAGTCGTCGCGAGACATCGCTGCCGAAGGCTGGGTGCATCCACCGGTCAACAGCGATCGCAAGGATGCCTGCCGCCGGAGCTTTCGGGGGTTCTGTGAAGCGTACTTCCCGCAGACGTTTCACCTGGCATGGTCGCCGGACCACCTCAAGGTCATCCGCAAGATCGAAACCGCCGTCCTCGAGGGCGGGCTGTTCGCTATGGCCATGCCCAGGGCAAGCGGAAAGTCTTCGTTATGCGAGACCGCCTGCCTGTGGTCGCTTCTATATGGCCACCGCGAGTTCGTCGCGCTCATCGGCTCCGACGAGGAGCACGCTGCCGACATGCTGGACGCCATCAAGAGTGAGCTCGAAAACAACGACCTGCTGGAAGAGGATTTCTCCGAGGTGGCCGGACCCGTGCGCGCCTTGGAGGGCATCCATCAGCGCGCTTCGGGGCAATTGTTTCGTGGCGCCCGCACCCACATCGGGTGGACCGCCAAGGAGATCGTGCTGCCGACGATCGAAGGCTCGGCTGCGGCGGGCGCCATCATCAAGGTGGCTGGCATCACCGGTCGCATCCGCGGCATGAAACACAAGCGGGCCGACGGCGTGACGCTGCGGCCGTCGCTGGTGCTGCTGGATGATCCGCAGACGGATGAGTCGGCTCGATCACTGTCCCAGTGCGTGACGCGCGAGCAGATCCTCGCCGGCGCCATCCTAGGCCTGGCCGGACCCGGGCGCAAGATCGCCGGCCTGATGACGCTGACCGTGGTGCGGCCCGACGACATGGCCGACCGCATCCTCGACCGCGAGAAGCACCCCGAGTGGCAAGGCGAGCGGACGAAGATGGTGTACGCGTTCCCGGCGAACGAAAAACTGTGGCAGCAGTACGCCCAGCTACGGGCCGAAGGTCAGCGTAACGACCGTGGTGTCGACGAGGCGACCGAGTTCTACCGCCAGCACCAGGTGGAGATGGACGAGGGTGCCCTGATCGCCTGGCCGCAGCGCCACAACCCGGACGAGCTCACAGCCATCCAGCACGCCATGAACCTCAAGCTCGACCATGGTGAGGCGGCGTTCTGGGCGGAATACCAGAATGAGCCCCTGGCCGATGCGGTGGAAGGCGAGACGCTGTCAGCGGACGTCATCGCCGCCAAGACCAACGGCATGAAACGTGCCGAGGTGCCCGTGGGCGTGAACCACCTGACCGCCTTTGTGGACGTGCAGGGCAACTTGCTGTTCTGGATGGTCTGCGGCTGGGAGGACGATTTTTCCGGCTATGTGCTGGATTACGGGGCGTACCCCGATCAGAAGCGGCCGTATTTCACGCTGCGCGACGCCAAGCGCACGCTCATGGCGGTGCATCAGGGCACGGGCCAGGAAGGCGCCATCTACGCCGGGCTCGAAGCGCTGACCGGCAACCTGCTCACCCGCAAGTACCGGCGCGATGACGGGGCCGAGATGGCCATCGAGCGTTGCCTCATCGATGCCAACTGGGGCAACAGCACAGACGTCGTCTACCAGTTCTCGCGCCAGAGCCCACACGCTGCCGTCATCATGCCCAGCCACGGGCGCTACGTCGGCGCGGCCAGCACGCCGTTCTCCGACTACAAGCCTAGGCGGGGTGACCGCGTGGGGCTGCACTGGCGCATCCCGAGTGTGCAGGGCAAGCGCAACGTCCGCTACACGCTGATCGACACGAATTTCTGGAAAAGCTTCATCCACGCCCGGCTCGCGGTGCCCATGGGCGACCCGGGCTGCCTGTCGCTGTTCACACCGGCGCATGGCGACCACCGCATGTTGGCCGAGCACCTGACCTCGGAGTACCGCGTGAAGACGCAGGGGCGAGGGCGGGAACTGGAGGAATGGAAACTGCGGCTGGCCGGTGCGGACAACCACTTCCTGGACTGCCTGGTGGGCTGCGCTGTGGCGGCGTCGATGCAGGGCGCCATCCTGTTCGGCACCGATGCTCGGCAGGCGGCGCGGCCGAGGATCAAACTGTCGGACCTGCAGGGGAGGCGGCGATGACCACCCACGCAAATCTTCAAGCCGCCAAAGGACTGATATGCCCGCGATGTGGTTGCGCACATTTCCATGTCCTGTACACTCGGCGGTCATCGGGTGGCAAAGTCATCCGCCGACGCGAGTGCAGGAACTGCCGCAGAAGGCTTACGACGACCGAGCGAATCACAGGCTAGGTACCTGCGGCCAATCGAGTTGGTCGAGTTCAGCTCGTGACAAGCATCCATGCACAGCAAATGCCTGCTCCAGCCGCGCATTCATCCACGCCGCACCCTCGGCGGAAAGCTTGACAGCCGCTTGGCGAAGATAGGCCATTCGAGGATTCGTGTTGCCATGTCCCTGGGTGGCATGCCGCTGCGTCGATTCAAAGCAGTCAGGCCCCAACTCCATCATGAGTTGATTGAGTGAGATGCCGTTCGCGACGGGACCGGCCAAGAACTCGCCACCATGGACGCGGATGTAGTGCGGCCACTGATCTTTCCAATGCCGTACTGCGACATCTTCTGCAGTCGCGTCGTCGCGACCAGGTACATGTGCAATTGCTGTTGCACGTCCAAAGATCAGGGTGTCGGCGGGTCTTCGAACCAGCCGTCCCATGAACATCACCGCACCGGGCGGAACGGAGCGAGGGCGCTTCTCTTTCGGATAGGCACAGGCCCAGTGGCACCCAGAGGCTCTGACCAGATCGAAGACTGTTTTGTCACGCTCCACCCTATTGTCACCTTGTCCCCAGAACTTCACAAAGGCCTGAGTACCGTCACCGGCATCTTGAGGCAGTGACAAGGGGAACGACTGGGTGCCATTCTGTACCGATACGCCCTCATCGCCGAGTTCAGTTACAACCCTGGGACGAGCGCCACCAAGTCGGACCATGTTGATCCGGGCTTCCCAATGATCAAGTCTTTCCAGACTCAGGTCGTTGCCTGCCTGCGCCCAAAGTCGGTGGAAATATCTGTGACAGCACTTGACAAGATCGCTGGCCTGCAAAAGGCATCCAAACTCATGATTGCTCCTTAGCGCCGCGTCAGTCAGATTGGCAGACGTGACGATTGCTCGTTTTTGACCAAACAAATAGACCTTTGCGTGCAAGCCCTTCACACCACGAATGCGTGCTCCGGCGGTGAGCAGCTCGCGGAGCGCAGCAATGTCACTGACGCCCTCACAAAAATCGCAGAGGCTAAATCGAGTGATGATCTGAATCTGTTTAGGCTTCACGCGCTCAAGAAAACGTGAGACGACCTTCTTCTTGATGTACGGGCAGACGAGCCGAAGTTGCTCTCGACCCAGCGGCAACGCTTCGTTGAAATGGCGGTCCCAACCACAGTCCAGCAGCTTAAGCGTCATTGTGGCCCCCAAACAGATGAGTGAATGTCTACCCGTAGATTAACCTGATCCGACTTCACATTTTCCATAGCCAAGCCACCGTCTCAACCTGTCCTTAGAGGTTGATGACAACCCTCGCGCTCGATCCATCGACGTGGCCCCCCGGCCTGACCCGTGCCGCCATGCACCACTGCCCGCTGTCGCTGCGTGAAGACGCGCTGCAGGCCGCATGGCTTGCCCATGCCGAAGGGCGCAAGCCCGACTCCGCGGTGCGGGCCGTGCTACGCCACGAGCAGCGCCACAACGCCACCAAGCCCAACTTTGACCTGTGCCCCACGAACCGCGTGCGACGTCGGTTCTGACTCTCGGGATGTTGAACCCATGGCAGACGAACTGGAACAGTCCATCCGCGACAACGCCGCCGGTCCCAAGCGGGCCAAGGGCGATAGCTCCGAGATGGAGCAGCACTCACTGCAGGACCAGATCGCCGCCGACCGCTACCTCGCCAGCAAGGGTGCCACCAACCGCAAGGGCTTGGGCGCCATCTTCAAGAAGCTCATTCCGCCGGGAACCGTCTGATGCTCCGTTGGCTGCGCAATCTCGCTTCACCTGCCTGGCCACAACGCCCTGCTGCCGCTGCGGGATTGCGTATCGTCCGAGCAGGTTCCACGCGATCACTCAGCGCCCGCTATGACGCGGCTGTCACCAACAGCGACAACCGCCGCCACTGGGCCAACGCCGATGGCCTGTCCCCCAACGCCGCCATCAGCCCGGAGGTTCGGCGCGTCCTGCGTAATCGCGCCCGCTACGAGGTCGCGAACAACTCGTATGCCCGCGGCATCGTGCTCACTCTGGCCAACGACGTGATTGGCACCGGCCCGCGGCTGCAGATGCTGACCACCGACCCCACGGCGAATCGAACCATCGAACTGGCATTTGCCGAATGGGCCGACGCCGTGGGGCTTGCCTCCAAGCTCCGGACGATGCGCATGGCTCGCGCCGACTCCGGTGAAGCGTTCGGCATCCTGACCAGCAACCCCGGCGTGCCCGTACCCGTGCAACTGGACCTGCGCCTGGTGGAGGCCGACCAGGTCGCCTCGCCGCTGGGATTGGCTCGCCAGGGCCAGCCGGTGGACGGCATCGTGTTCGACCGCTACGGCAACCCGATCGAGTACCACGTGCTGCGCCAGCACCCCGGTGACGGCGCCTCGCTGGCCCGATCGGCTGCGGAATTCGACCGCATTCCCGCACTGGCGATGCTGCACTACTTCCGGGGGGACCGGCCTGGGCAGGCGCGTGGCATCCCCGACATCACGCCCGCGCTGCCGCTGTTCGCGCAACTGCGGCGCTACACGCTGGCGGTGATCGCCGCCGCCGAAACCGCTGCCGATTTCGCTGCTGTGCTCTACACCGACGCGCCGGCCAATGGCGAAGCTGACCCCGTCGAGCCCATGGACCTGGTGGAACTCGAACACCGCATGGCCACCGTCCTGCCGGGCGGCTGGAAGCTGGGTCAGGTGACGGCCGAGCAGCCCGCGACGACATATGGCGAGTTCAAGCGCGAGATCCTCAACGAGATCGCCCGCTGCCTGAACATGCCCTACAACATCGCGGCGGGCAATTCCTCGGGCTACAACTACGCCTCAGGTCGCCTCGACCATCAAACGTACTACAAGAGCATCCGCGTCGAGCAGCAGCACCTGCAGACCACGGTGCTCGACCGCATCCTGCGCGCCTGGCTGGACGAGGCCACGCTGGTCGAGGGCTTGCTGCCGCAATCGATGCGTACACGCGATGCCGGCGATCAGCACTTCGCTCACACCTGGTTCTGGGACGGCCACGAGCACGTGGACCCGGCCAAGGAGGCGAACGCCCAGGCCACGCGCTTGTCGAACCACACCACCACGCTGGCCATCGAATACGCACGCCAAGGGCGCGACTGGGAAGAGCAACTGCGTCAGCGTGCGGCAGAGGTGGCGATGATGCGCGAACTCGGTCTGAGCCTGGCGGACGCCCAACCCAACACCGAGATGAACGAGGAGGACACGGATGTCGAAGATTCGGCCAAAGCCGCTTGACGATGCCCAGCGCTCGCTGGCCCTGACCGCCCATGCCCAGATCGATCTGGAGGCGGCCGGTGAAGGCGCTGACCCTACGGTGCGCATCCCGCGCTTCCGCATGGTCGCTTACACCGGCGTGCCCATGCGCATCGCCGCGTGGCGTCATCCCGTCATCGTCGATCTGGCCGGCCTGTCCATCCCGTCGCAGTCGCGGCCGATCCGCTTCAGCCACGATCCCAGCGCTGGCATCGGCCACACCGACAGCATCCGCATCGAATCCGGACAGCTCGTCGCCACCGGATTGGTCTCGCGCGACACCGCGATCGCTCGCGAGATCGTCGCCTCCGCGAAGAACGGGTTCCCGTGGCAGGCCTCCATCGGCAGCAGTGTCGAGGAGTTCGAGTTCGTCAAGGACGGGCAGAACGTCCTGGTCAATGGCCAGAGCTACCGGGGTCCGCTCAACGTGGTGCGCAAGGCCACCCTGGGCGAAATCAGTTTCGTGGACCTAGGCGCCGACGGCGCCACCACCGCCAGCATCGCCGCCCAACAGCGGCAGGAGTTTTCAGACATGAGCATGTCCAACGACAGCAACAAGGTTCAGGACCAGGTTGCCGCCACGGCGGAATCCAATGCCTCCACCGTCGTGGAAGCCGCCGCCACTGTGACCGCCGCGGCTGACGATCCTGTTGCTCAGATGCGCGCGCAGGCTGCCGCCGAATCGGCCCGTATCGCCGCGGTGCGGAAGCTGTGCGCCAAGCATCCCGACGTGGAAGCCACTGCCATCGCCGAAGGCTGGGACGTCAATCGCACCGAACTGGAGGTCCTGCGCGCTTCGCGGCCCGCCGTGCCGCACATGATCACCGGCGCTGCCCCCGGAAGTGGCGGGGCCGGCGGCGCCACCAGCCAGATGCTGGAGGCCGCCTGCATGCTCACGGCCGGGCTGGGCAACCTGGACAAGCTGTTCGACGAGCAGACGCTGGACACCGCATCGAAGCGGTTCCGTGGCGGGATCGGGCTGCAGGAACTTCTGCTCGAGGCGGCGTGGGCTAACGGCTACAGCGGGCGCAACTTCCGCGACAACCGCGCCGTGCTGCGCTTCGCCTTCGGCCACGACATCGCGGCCTCCGGGGGAGGTTCCACCATCGACATCGGCGGCATCCTGTCCAACGTCGCCAATAAGTTCCTCCTTGAGGGCTTCTTCAGCGTCGAGCGCACCTGGCGCAACATCACCGCTGTTCGCAACGTCTCCGATTTCAAGACGGTGACCAGCTATCGCCTGATCGGCAAGGACCAGTACGAGAAAGTCCTGCCCGGCGGCGAGCTCAAGCACGGCACCCTGGGCGAGCAGAGCTACAGCAACAAGGCCGACACCTACGGCCTGCTGCTGAGCATTGACCGCCGCGATGTGATCAACGATGACCTGGGCGCCATCACGACCGTGCCCCGCAAGTTGGGGCGCGGCTCGGGCCTGAAGATCAACGACGTCTTCTGGGCGGAGTTCCTGGCGAACAGCAACTTCTTCAAGACCGCCAACAAGAACTACCTCGAGGGCGCTGACACGGCGCTCGGCATCGACGGGCTGACCAAGGCCGAGGTGGCGTTCCTCGACCAGGTCGATCCCGACGGCAAGCCCATCGGCGTGATGCCGGCCATCGCGCTCGTGCCCACGGCGCTCAGTGCCATCGGTACGCAGCTCTACAAGTCGATGGAGCTGCGCGAGACGACCAGCAATGCGAAGTACCCCATCGCGAACCCGCACCAGGGCAAGTTCCGCGTCGAGGTCAGCCGCTACCTGGCCAACACGCTCTACACCGGCCACTCGGCCAAGGCCTGGTACCTGCTGGCAGACCCGAACGACCTGCCCGTGATCGAGGTTGCGTTCCTCAACGGTCAGGAGTCCCCCACCATCGAAACCGCGGAGGCGGACTTCAACGTGCTGGGCGTGCAGATGAGGGGCTACCACGACTTCGGCGTCGCCCTTCAGGAACCCCGCGGCGGCGTGAAGGCCAAGGGTGAAGCCTGAGCCTCGCGCTGAGGGCGGCTTTGCATCGATCAACCCTGACGAAGGATTCTCAACATGCCTGCAACGTTCATTCAAGATGGCCGCTTCATCGACTACACCCCCTCAAGTGACACGCCTTCGGGCGCAGTTGTGGTGCAGGGCGATCTGGTCGGTGTGACGGTGCGCCCGATTGCTGCCAACACCGGCGGCAGCCTGGTGCTCGAAGGCGTCTTCGACTTCCCCAAGGCTTCCGGCGCCAGCACGGCCATCGCCGTGGGAGTCCCCGTCTACTGGCACTCCGATACGCAGACGGCCAATACCACCGCCTCGGGTGGAAAGCTCATCGGCAAGACCGTTAAGGCCGCCGCCGATGCCGACACCACCGTGCGCGCCCGACTGACCCAGTAATAAGGATGCACGTTCGTGCCTGACCTGCTCGCTTATGGCTCTGCCTGGCTGGAAGACCAGCGCCATCGTCACCTGACGACAACGGTGACGTATCGCCGCGACAGCCAGAGCGTGCAGGTGCAGGCCACCGTCGGGCAGACGGTGTTCCGCATCGATGGCGACCTGGGCGCCACCATCCGCCACGTGCGCCGCGATTACCTGGTTCGAGCCGCCGACCTGGTGCTTCCTCCCGACACGGCGCCATCCCTGCCGCAGCGGGGCGATCGGATCCTGGAAGCTTCCGGGGGTGTCCATGAGGTCATGGGTCCGGGCGGCGGTGAGCCGGACTGGCGCTTCAGCGACCCGCAGCGCCTCACGCTTCGCATCCACACGAAGGAGATTGCCACGCCATGACCCACAACGGCACCGACAACAAGGACACGAGCAAGGCCGGACTGATCAAGTCGATCGCACGCTGGCCCTGGCCCGAGATCGTCTTCTTCATCATCTGCGTGTATTCGACCGTCACCATCGTCTCAACCGTGGCAGGTGATTATTCCGCGGTCAGGCGCCAGGCTCAGGTCAACGCCGTCGCAGTGGAGGAACACGACGATCGCCTGCGCGCGCTGGAGACGCAGCTCACCCGCATCGACACCAACGTCGAGTGGATTCGCGCCACCCTGGAGTCGCAGAGCAAGCCGTGAGTTTCATCACCCACATCGCGGATGCCGTGGTGGCCGAGCTGAACACGGCAGCGCCCACGCTGATCGCCGGCGGTTTCGTGGCTGAACGCCATTACCGACCGGTGATGGACCTGCGTGAGCTGGCGGAACTCAAGGTCACCGTCGTGCCGCGTGGCGTGACCATCACGCCCGCGAACCGGGCCGGCAACCAGAGCGATGTGCAGATCGACGTGGCGGTGCAGAAGAAGGTTGACGATGCGGATAGCGCCGCACTGGATGAGCTGATGGTCCTGGTCGAGCGCATCGGAGACCTGTTCAGCCACCGGCGGCTCGCAGGCGCCTCTGCAACATGGGCGAAGACTGAGAACAAGCCCATCTACTCCGCGGAGCACCTCGAGCAGTACCGCACCTTCACCAGCGTGGTGACCCTGACGTTCAGGATGTCGCGATGAACAACGTGATCATGCGCAAGATCGTCCTGACCGCCTCGTGGCAGCCGCTGTCGGCAACCAGCCTTGTCGGCTCGGTCACCGTGAGCACACCCCCCACCAATGCGGCCACCGTCTTGTTCCGTGCCGCAGGCGAACCGGCCCATGAACTGCCGTGGGTGCCCGGGCAATGGATCGATCTTCGCAAAGTAGACCTGGCCTCCATCGAAGTGCGCGGCACCCCTGGTGATCTTGTGACTGTCATGGGTGGGACATGGTGAACCATGGGCTATTTCAGCAGTGGCGGCTCAACCGGTGGTTCCGATCACACCCATCCGAACAAGGGCGTGCTCGACCAACTGACCAGCGCCGGCAGTGGGCAGGTGATCACAACGCAGGAACGAACGGCCATCGGCGCGTACGCCGGTGGCGCGAATGAGATCAGCACCTGGTCCGGCATGGTGCCGGCCACCACAGATGAGGCGATCGCACGTATCGCACGGCTACTGAAGCAACACCTCGGGACGCAGATCCCCGAGTAACGACGGAGACACAGTCATGGCAGACCGCAAGGCACTCATCGGCGAGTTCGTGGACGGCGTCGTCCTGCACGAGCAGGACCAGTGGGCCCCCGGCAGTGACCGGCTCGTCGATCCTGAGGGTCGCGCGCTGGCGCTGCTGACGGAGATTCCCGGCGCCGGGGGCGGGGGCGGGGGCAATATCCCGAAGACGCGCTCGATCCATGTCGATCCCGAGCGCACCGACGAATACACCGCCGACGGCTCGATCAGCCTGCCGTTCAAGACGGCCCAGGCCGGCATCGACGCGCTGATGGAACTCACCGCTGTCAGCGGCGAGGTCAACGGCGTGCTGCGGCTCGCGCCCTCGCGTGCCTACGTGACCGAGACCAGCCAACTGGTCATGACGCTGCCGACAGACGCCTCGGCTGCGCGTCGCCTGTCGATCGTCGGCGACTCGGTCAGCGCGGCGAACACCATCATTCTGCCACCGCTGCGCATCGACGCGCCCGGCAACAGCTCGGTGAACTTCATCGCCATGCGCGGGTTGACCTTCGCCGGCGTGAGCGGCGGCAATGCGCGTGTGTTGCACGTCCAAGGGCACGCGTCGTTCACCGGCCAGATCCGGATGTACGTCAGCGACGTGCAGTTCCACACCAACAGCCAGGCGACCGACGCCTTCTACGTGGACGCCGTGGGCGGCGGTTCGTTTGGCCTGTTTGGTGTCGGGCACACCAACTTCATCGTGCACAGTTCCGGGACCGGCAACGCCATCCTCATGGAGCGTGGCTGGATGAATCTGCGAGGCAGCAACGTCTGGGGCGGCGCAGCGCCGGCGGTGAACCTCTCGGGCACGGCCTCGGTGACGTTGTGGACCGGCGAACTGACGGTCGCCGGAGGCACCGACACCAACCTGGTGACGCTGGCTGATACCGCGGGTCTGCACCTGAACACGGTGTACGCCAACCCGCGCGGCAACGGTCACATCGTCAGCCACAGCGGCTCCGGCGTGATCAGCCTGCGCGATGTGAACACGGGCCAGCTCCCTGGCGGCGGCACCGGCGGCATCGACGCGGCCAACGGCGCGACGGTGCTGCTGGGCGTGGTGACCAAGGCCGACGGCTCGCCGGTGCCGGTCACCGTTCAGAGCGGCGCGCTGCTGGGCAGCGTCATGCCGGGCAGTCAGGTCGGCTACGCCGACGGCTCCAGTGATGGTGACGACGGCAGTGCCTGGGCCACCAGCGCCCCCGGCACCGTGAAGGACGCGATCGATCGACTCGCGACGCAGGTGGCGGCGCACCTGGGCGGAACGATTCCCGCGTAGGTCAGGAAGTGAGCCATGGTTGACGTGAAGGTGACAGTCAAGCTGAAGCCGCGCGAGGGCATCGACGTGAAGCGCGTGAAACGCACTGTCGATCGCAGCACATTCCGGGGGCTGGGCCACGCCGGTGGCGCGATTCGCCTGACCGCGCGGCGCAGCATCCGCAAGAGCAAAAAGGCATCGCCACCCGGAATGCCGCCGCACACGCGTCAGGGGCAACTCAAGCGGGCCGTGGTGTACGCGGTGGAGAAGTCAAAGCAGAGGGTCGTCATCGGTCCCACGCACGAGTTGGTGGGACCGTCGGCCATGGCGCACGAGTTCGGCGGGCGCTTCCGTGGCGACCAGTACCCCAAGCGCCCGCTGATGGGACCGGCACTGGAGAAAAACCTCGACCGCCTGCCCAAGTTCTGGGCCGGGTCGGTCCGTTGACCCCCGGACACTTCCCGGTCTGGGGAAAGGATAAACATCATGGGCATCAAGCTGGGCATGGAGTGCAAGCTGTACCACGGTGCGGCCGGCGCCACCGCCACCACACTGCTGGCCAACGTCAAGGACCTGACGCTCAACCTGGAAAAAGGTGAGGCGGACGTAACCACCCGCGCCAACCAAGGCTGGCGCGCCGTCGTCGCCACGCTCAAGAGCGGCAGCGTCGAGTTCGAGATGGTGTGGGATACGGAAGACGCCGGATTTGCCGCCCTGAAGAACGCGTACTTCAACAACACAGCGATCGCGCTGGCCATCCTCGATGGCGAGAACGGGGAAGGCTTGGACGCGGATTTCAGCGTGACCAACTTCACGCGCAACGAACCTTTGGAGGAGGCGGTGACCGTCAACGTGACGGTGAAGCCAACGTACTCGACGCGGGCTCCGGCCTGGGTCGAGCCCACCAGCGGTGGAGGTGGCACCTGATGAAGACGTTCAACGACAACGCCGGCCGCACCTGGACCGTGGCCATCAACGTCAACGCCATCAAGCGGGTCAAGGGCCTCACCGGCGTGAACCTGCTGGATGTGGTCAACGGCGATTCCGAGCAGCGTGACGGTGGCCTCCTCGGCAGACTGAGCAGCGACCCCATCCTGCTGTGCGACATCCTCTATGCCGTCTGCAAGCCCGAGGCCGACCCCCGGAATGTGAGTGACGAGGATTTCGGGCGTGCGATGGCCGGTGACGCCATCGACGCCGGCACCACGGCGCTGCTGGAGGAACTGGTGGATTTTTTCCCGCAGGCGAAGCGCCGCGTGCTCGACCAGGCGCTTCGCAAACTGCGGTCGCTGGAGGCACGGGTCATCGATCTGGCATCCAAACGGCTCGACAGCCCCGAGATCGACGCCCTGCTCGAAAAGGCGATGCAGGACAGCGCAGGCGCCATGCCGTCGATGGCGCCCGGCTCATCGCCGAACTCGCCGGCATTGCCGGCATCGACCCAGGCCCCGTGACCCTGCGCGAGCTGGTGTGGATGGCCGAGTCGCGGCAGCGCGAGGCCTGGGGCCGGACTTCGACGCTGCTTGCCATGATCGCCAATGTGGCGCGGGCACTTGCCGGCAAGTCCGGTTCCGGCCTGCTGAAACCCTCGGACTTCGATCCGTTCGAGCAGCGCAAGCAGGCGCAGGCCGAACCCATCCCCGGCAGTGTCCGCATGCTCAAGGACGTGTTCGTGAAGCCGCAGTCGAAAGGAGTCTGACCGATGACTCGCAACCAGACCATCTTCGTATTCGTGCTCATCCTGGTGGTGGCCGGACTGGCCTCTTGCGCGGGCATGAACCTGGGCGACATTGTCCAGGTCCGCACGCCCAACAGCGTGCAGCAGACTACGGGGCTGCCGTCGCGCACCAGCCTGAACGAGGCAGTGGTTGAGTACCAAGCCTGGTTCGAAGATGTGCAGCGCACCGGCGCCCAGTGGAAGGGCAACATCGAACGCGCCAACGAGATGCGTGGCATGCTCAGCCAGTTGACGCTGGCTGCACTGGATGATCTCGGTCCGACCCTGGCCGGTGTGCCCATGCTCGGTCCCCTGCTGCCTGCCGCCACCGGGCTGATCGGCCTGTTCCTGGGCGTGGGACGTCTGCGCCAGGAGAAGGAGGCCTCGTTCAACAAGGGTCTGGAAGAAGGTCGCAAGGCGATGATCCTGCCGGACGTGGAGACGTAGCCATATGGTCTCCGCACGCGGCATCAAGGCAGGCGCGGCCTACGTCGAGCTGCTGGTCAGCGACAACAAGCTCGTGCGCGGGCTGAAGGCGGCGCAGGCGCGCCTCAAAGGCTTCGGCGAGGGCGTCAGCGGCATCGGCCGCAAGCTCACTGCCGCCAGCGCCGCGGTGGCTGCGCCCCTGCTCGCGACATCCAAGGTGTTCATCGGCATGGGCGACGCGATGGCCAAGGCCAGCGATCGCACCGGCATCGCCGTCGAAACGCTGTCGGAGCTGACCTTCGCCGCCGAGATGAGCGGAGCGAACCTACAGTCGTTCGAGAACGGCATCCGCCGCATGCAGCGGACAGTGGTTGAAGCCGCCGATGGGACGCAGACGGCTGTGGACGCCCTGGCCATGCTCGGCCTGAGAGCCGAGGAACTGCAGGGCATGTCGCCCGACCGAATGTTCAAGCTGCTCGCCGAGCGGCTCAGCCAGGTGGCCGATCCGACACACAAAGCCGCGATCGCCATGGAAATCTTCGGCCGCGGCGGTGCGGAACTGCTTCCTTTAATGAAGGACGGCGTCCGGGGGATAGAGGCGCTGCAGGACCAGGCGCGGGAACTTGGCCTCACGCTCAGCACCGAGGCCGCGCGGGACGCCGAGCGCTTCGGCGACACGCTCGACGTGCTGTGGAAGGTGATCAAGCGCGCCGCGTTCGCGGTGGGCGCTGCCTTGGCTCCAACGTTGACGCGCGTGGCAGAGACCATCACGCGGGTGGTGGTGCAGGTCGTGCAATGGATCGATCGCAACCGCGGCCTCATTGTCAGCGTGACCAAGCTCGCTTTAGCCGGCGTCGCCACGGGTATGGCGCTGGTCGGCATCGGCTACGCCATCCAAGGGCTGGCCGCCGCGTTCGGTGGTGTGGCGGCGGTGATCACGGGCGCGGGTGCGGCGATTGGCCTTCTGGGCACGGCGCTGGCGGCGCTGCTGTCGCCGGTGGGCCTGGTCATCGCCGGTGCCGTGGCACTCGGTGCGTACATCGCCCATAGCACGGGCGTCGCGGGGCAGGCGCTGGCGTGGCTGTCTGAGCAATTCCGGGGGCTGAAGGATCGGGCGCTGGTGGCGTACCAGGGCATCGCCGATGCACTGGCTGCCGGTGACATTGCGCTTGCCGCACGCGTGCTGTGGCTCGCTCTGAAGGTCGAGTGGCAGCGCGGCATCCACTACATCCAAGGCCTTTGGCTGGGCTTCAAGGACTACTTCCTCGGCATAGCGGTGGACGCGTTCTACGGCGCGGTGAAGGCACTGGCCACTGCGTGGCATGGGCTGCGCGCGGTGTGGGTACAGACGATCAGCTTCCTCGCCAAAGGGTGGACCCAACTCACCAGCGGCATGCAATCCGGCTTCCGCAAGGCGCAGCTCAAAGTGGAGGAGGGTCTGCATCGCCTGCGCGGCATGTTCGATGAGTCCTACGACGTGGACATGGCGATCAACATCGCCCGCACCAATGAGCAGGCCGACCAAGGCAAGATCGAGCAGCAGCGCAAGACCAACCTCGACCAGAGCGAGCAGCAGCGCCAGCAGGACCTGGGCAGGATCGGCAGCGAGTTCGAAGCTGAGAAGAAGGCGCTGGATCAGGCGGCTCAGGCAGCGCAGGACCAGCGTCGCCAGCAGTACCAGAAGCAGATCAATGAGTCGATGTCTGCCCTCGAAGCCGCGCGGAAGGAATACCGATCCTCGCTGGACGAGGCCGCGCAAAAGCGACGCGAATCGGATGCCGCGAAACCCACTGCGCAGCCGAGCGGCATAGACGACCTGCTCAATCGCCTCGCCGGCCTCGGAGACACGTTGGAGGCCGTAGGCGAACGCACCGAGGTGCGTGGCACGTTCAACGCGGCCGCGATCCAGAGCCTGATGGGCACGCGGACCCAGGACCGCATCGCGGCCGCCACTGAGCAGACGGCCAACCACACCAAGCGCCTCGTCGATGCCGCCCGCAGTGGTGGCTTGGCCTTCGAGTGATGGAGTGCTGAAGGATGCCTGCCACCATTCAGGACCGGTTCGGCTGGTCGCTCTCGGACAAAGGTGCCGAGCGGCTCTACACCGTCTTCGACACCACCAGCCCGGTTGAAGCACGGCAGGTCGTTGAGGATGAAAGCCCATCCTCGATAGACATCGGTCCGCTGCGGTTGTACCGGTCCTCCTGCGAGGTTGAGGAAACCTCCAACGGCCTGTGGCATTGCCGCGCCATCTACGCGCCACGCGAGCGCAGCGGTGCGGTGGAGGAAGACACCTCCTTCAGCTTCGAAACCCGCGGCGGCACCCAACACATCACCCAATCGCTGGAGACCATCGCGCGCTACCCCGCCGCCAGCGCCAGTTTCGCGCCGCCCAACTTCGGCGGTGCCATCAACGTGGACGAGAACGGGCCGCAGGGCGTGGACATCAATGTTCCGGTCTTCTCGTTCAACATCGTGGACGTGCGCGAATCGGTGTCGCAGGCCTACATCGGCAACCTGTACGGGCTGACCGCCACGGTGAACAGTGCGCCGGTCACCTTCGCCACCGATGACAATGCGTCCATCACTATCGCTGCCGGCGAGGGCCTATACCTCGGTGCCGCCGGCACCAAGCGCAGCGGTCAACCCTGGGAAATTTCTCATGCCTTCGCCGCCTCACCCAACGTGACCGGCCTGTCCATCGGCACGATTAATGACATCGCAAAGGCCGGCTGGGAATACCTCTGGGCTTATTACGCCAAGGCCGAGGATGCCGTGGCCAAACGGCTCATCGTGCGGCCGATTGCGGTCTATGTCGAGCGTGTCTACCGCTACGGCAACTGGAGCCTGTTGGACCTGTAGCCCTATATGAGCATCCGTCGCGTCCAACCCGGTGATCGTTTGGCCATTCGCGCTGCAGACTGGAACGCCGTGCGTGAGATGGTGCAGGCGTACCAGCAGGAGCGGCTGAACGCCCAGGGGAGTGGCCGACACGTCAAGGACGATCTGATCTATGGCCGCAACGACACCGGTGCCGATCTGGCTCGCTGGTCCACAGCCGGCATCGGTGGCCTGGTCTTCCTGCCTGCTGACCAGGGCGACTCTTTCGGCTCGCCGATCGTGTTCACGCTGCAGACGCCAACACTCGCGCACGCCAGCCGGTTCGCCATCGCCATTGAGCCCATCGCCGCAGGTGCGATCGGGCGCTTGGCTGTTGCGGGGATCACCGTTGCCACCGTGAGCAACACCGCCCAACTGGGCTCGCCCACGCACGCTGCCCTGGCCGATGACGGCAACGGCTTGGTGACGCTGGAGGCGGCGACGTCAGGTCCCGTTGAACTGCTTTGGCGTGATGCGTCCAGCATGAGCGACCTGGCCGTCATCCGCTTCGGCAGTTCCGGGGGCGGAGGCGGCACCTCGCTCACCACGTTCCGCATCACCGGTGCCACGCGCGATGGCGCGAACTGGCGCTGGGTCTACACCGGCATCATCCAGGCCAAAGGTTCGCCCGGCTACGGCGGCTGGGGCGATGCCGATGCCGTCACGCACACGCTCTACAACGAGGCGGAGAACGGTAACGGCTCCACCGGCACCTACGGCAACGGTGTCAATCAGAGCGACCTGAACATCGCCAATCAGCCCACAGGCTTCCAGCAGCCTGGCACCTACGCCATCCGCCAGATCCCCGTCGGCACCATTGTCAGCTGCAAAGAGGTGCCGGTCGGCGCTGTGAATGAGTGGTGGATCGTCGGCATGCCCAATGGAGTGACCGGCCGATGCCCAGGCTAACCCCCGGAAGCCCCGCCCACGGACCCGCTTCTCGGAATCGCAGCTGGGCGTATCGCCTGCACCACGAGGGCGGGTTCTTCTATCGCTGCTGCAACTGCAAGGCCTACTACCGCCTGCGTAACCAGTGCGACAACGCACTGTCGGACTACTACGTGCCGTCCAGCGACATCAGCAACGTCAGTACCACGTTCATCTACTTCAACGGGCGCTGCTATCGCATCGCCAACCTGGTGGCGCAGGTGCCTGAGCCCGACGGCATCGCCCTCAACAAGACCGATTACACCAAGACGCTGGCCGGGACCACTCCGGGTCGATGCTGCAGCATGACCGGCCACGTCGGATTGGCAGGCCCGATCACCATCACTTTCAACGGCGTGCAGCAGATCGCGGCCTGCCAGCGGCAGGAACTGCCGCCGTTTGTGCCGCCGGAGAATGAGCCCTTCTGGGACCTGATCCACATCCGACCGGACAGTATGCCCTCGTTGAACACCACGATTACGGTCCCGAGCGCCTGCGAGATCAGCAATCTCACGACCAGCGAACCCTGGGCGCTCTACAACCATGGGCTCGACCCTGCCTGTGCAATCACCTGGGACCCAGCCGATGACCAGTGGTATCGCTACCGCGTCACGCACCGCACACTGAAACTCAGACGCGAAACCCGCGACAACGTGCTGGGGTGGAGACTGGAGCTGTTCTGGTTCAACGACACGACCGGCGCGAGCGGCAATGATGGTGTGCCGCGCGGGTTCCAGGGGTTCGACGGCTGGACGCCGGCCACCTGCAGCAGCAACACCATCACGATCCCCAATGAGCTGAATGCATTCTGGGGCGACATCGGACTGATGGCCCAGGTGGTGGGTAAGAATGGTTCTGCGACCGTGACATTCACCCCGGGGGTCCTGCTGCCATGAGGGTCTTCTACACACACGAGCAGATCGCCGAGCACGCGACGTCGCGGCCTGCGGGCTATGTCGAGCGTCTGATGAAAGCTGCGGTCAACTCGACCGTGGAAGGCGTGACATTTGAGGTGGAGTCGCCGGCCTGGAAGGAACTGGAGGCGGAGTTCGCCGGGGC